CGACGTCGAAGACCTCGTCGTTCCGTCCACCTCCGCCGCCGCTGGCTCCGTCTCGGTGACCATCACCGAAGGCGCGCACAACATCGTGCGCGGGGGCCGTCTCTTCAACACCGACAGCGACTCCGTGTGGGCGAAGATTGACGGCGCGTCCGTCGCTTCCGGCGCGGTCGTCTCCGGCGGCGTCGTGAAGGGCGAAGTGCTCACCATCTCCGGCGTGAACGTCGCCGACATCTTCGGCAACGACCTCGGCGTCGCCTACTCCTTCAAGGTTCTCGAAACCAAGATTGAAGGCGGCTACCTCTACGCCCGCATCGCCAACCCCGCCAACGGGGAAGCCGCGTACAACGGCGGCGACGCGACCATCTCCTCCGTCACGAAGGTGACGAAGGCGAGCAAGACCTACTACCGCGGCGTGGTGTACGCCGAAAACGCGCTCTGCGTCGCTTTCGGTCGCTTCGCTCCGGTCGTGGGCGCGACCTCGAAGGTGTACTCCGGCCAGAACGGCATCACCGCTCGCGTGACGTCCGACTATCAGGTCGAGTACGACCGCACCGTTACCCGCTTCGACTGCCTCGTCGGCTCTGCCGTCGCGCGGAAGAACTGGGCTTGCGAACTCCTCGTCGAAGCCGACTAGAGTCTCGCGGTCGCAATGGCGTGAAACGAAGGGCGGGGGCAACACCTCGCCCTTCCTTTTTGTATCTATGGAAAAGAAGGAGACCAGAAGAATGACGCCCGACGAAATCACTCTCATCTCTTGCAACTACAAGACCCCCGACGAGATGGAGCTGATGCGCCGTTCGCTGCTATCGGTCAGCGAGAAGATGGGCGCGGCTCCGTTTATGCTGGTGGAGAACTCGCCAGACGACGAGGGGGCGACGAGGTGGCGGGAGTTCGGGTGGCCATTCCTCGACAATCGCTCCGGCGACACCCGTCACGCCTACGCGCTGAACCGCGCCGTCAAGGAAGCGGGCACGAAGTACGCGCTCGTCGTCGATAGCGACGTCCAGTTCCTCGCCGACCCGTGGCCTATCGTGGAGCGGTGGGCGGCTGAAGGCGTGACCCTCGGCGGGTGCGTTATGAGCGACGTTCCGCAAGACGGGGAGGTTATTCACTTGATGCCGCGCGTCAAGCCGTGGTTCTGCTTCATCGACCTCGACTTCCTCCGCGCGAACGGCCTCCCGTTCCACGACACCGCCCGCGAAAAGAAGGGGAGCGACATTATCTACGGCCATTCGCCGATTGTGGACGTCAAAGATTTACGCGCGCGGGGAAACTCCGCGAGCTCGCCGTGGTACGACGTCGGGGCTACTCTGCTGGAGGACGTGCGCCGCCTCGGCGGGAAGGTCGCCGACGAAGACCACGAAGGCGTCGTCTTCCGGCACTTCGGGGCTATGTCCTATTTGGGGCAAGGAAGCAAGCGAGCGGAGGTGCGCAAGGCGCTACACGCATTTAGAGGCCCCTCCAAGCCCGTTTCGCTCAAGGTGGCTACAAGATACCACCACGGGCGGGAAACCCTCTTAAAACGGCTCCTACGCAGTCTAGAGGGCCAGCCCGTCGAAATCGTGTCAAGCTACGTCACGGACGCGGAGCGGGAGGAGCTGGAACGAAACGGCGTGCGCCGTCTTGTCAAGGTTCGCCCGAACGTGAAAAACGAGTTCAACGGCTACATCAACGACATCGCGCGGGAGGTCGGCGACGCGTTTATGTGGGTGCTCGATAGCGACGACATCGCGTACCCGAACGCGGCGCAGAACATTCTCGCCGCCCCGCTCGACTTCTCGGCGGTAAACCTTTTCTCCATTCACTACACGCCGAACAAGATGCGGCTCCCGCTCCTCTCGAACACCTACGGCTCCGGCCTTACCATCTCCTCGCAATGCCTTGTCTGGAACCCGTACTTCGTTTCGACGAAATGGCGCGACGACTGCTACGCCGCCGACAACGAGTTCCTCGCGCAAGCGATGCGGGAGGGCTACAAGCGCGTGTGGCACTCCTCCGTGCCGGAGGTGGCGTGGCTCGACTTCAACCGCAACGGCGGCTCTTGAACTCCCTCCCCATTTTCGTATATATTGAAAACGAGGGGCGGGGCTAGATTTGGTGGTCTTCCTTCTGCCAGTGGTGGTCTAGCTCGCGCCCCTCTTAAACGCACCCGAAGCTATGAAGGAAGTCTCGCTAGTCTTGCACGGAGTAGTGCCCGCGAAAAAGAACTCGCGTATGGTGGCGCACGCGGGTATGCGGCTCGTCAATCTCCCGAACCCCTTGTACACCGCTTGGCACCGCCGGAACCTCGCGTCCGTTTTGGAACAGCGCGGCGGCGACCGCCGTCCGCTCCGCTCGCCGTGCCGCGTCGAAATCTCCGTCGAGTATCCCGACCTCCACCGCCGCGACCTCGACAACGCCGTCTCGTCAATCTTCGACCTCCTCGTCGATGCCCACGTCCTCCGCGACGACGCGTGGGTCTGCGTGCCGGAGGTCTCCGCGAAAGCCGCGCTCCGTCGCGGCGAACCGCCCCGCGCCGTCGTGCGCGTGGTCTCGCTCGTCGAACCCGAAACAGAAGGAGTCTAGCTTATGGAACTCAAGGTAGAGACTTGGCCCATCGAACGCCTCGTCGAGTACGCGCGGAACCCGCGCAAGAACGACGAGCAAGTCGAGCGAATGAAGGCCGCGATAAAGGAGTTCGGCTTCCGTATTCCCGTCGTGGCGAAGAGCGACGGCACTCTCGTCGATGGCCATCTCCGGCTGAAGGCGGCACGGGCTTTGGGGCTCAAGGAAGTTCCCGTCGCGCTGGCCGACGAGCTGACCGACACGCAAGTGCGGGCCTTCCGTCTGCTGGCGAACCAGTCGGCGAACTGGGCCGAATGGGATAGCGACCTCTTGAAACTCGAACTGGAGGGGCTAGAGGCCGACGGGTTCGACTGCGACATCATCGGCTTCGACGAAGACACTCTCGCCGACCTCGGCGACGTTTACGCGACGTCTCCGGCTACCGAAGGCGAACAAGGCAATCTTTGCGAAATCGACAAGCAAAACAAGTGCCCGAACTGCGGATATGAGTTCTAACTGCGTTCTAAAGGCCGACTGGGCTTCGTTCGATGCGGCGAAGTACGCGTGCCTTCACTGGCACTACTCGAAGACTATCCCCATCGGGAAGCTAGTCAAGGTCGGCTTTTGGGAAGACGAGCGGTTTATCGGGGTTATCATTTTCAGTCGCGGCACGTGCAAAAATATCGGGGCTCCGTTCGGGCTTGACCAGACGGAGGTTTGCGAGCTGACTCGCGTCGCATTGACGGACCACGTCCACCCGACTAGCAAAATGCTGAAAATCGGCATGGCGATGCTAAAGCGACTTTGCCCGAAGCTCCGCCTAATCGTTTCTTACGCCGACTCGTTCCAAAAACACGTCGGCACCATCTACCAAGCGACGAACTGGGTTTACGTCGGGCCAGTCGTGACGCCGTCTTACTTGAAAAACGGGAAGCGAATTGCCGATAGGGGAATAGGAACAATTTGTACGGAATTGGGAATTAGTAGAAAGGAGTACGCTGAGCGGCACGGCATCGAGATTGTCAAAATGCGGAAGTTCAAGTACGTTATGCCGCTAGACAAAAAAATGCGTACGGCGGTAGCTGGCCTCGCATTGCCGTTCCCGAAAAAAGAATTACTATCTTCCGTAGAAACGCGGGCGTCGTCTAATTAGTAGGACGGCTTCTTTCCAAGAAGCAGATGGCGGTGCAAGTCCGACCCGCTCGCTTTAACCACAAAGATTTTCGTATATACGAAAAACCCCGTGGGCGTTTCCCACGGGGCCGACGCGAAAGGTTCAACGAAATTCAGTCGCGTCGAGGTTCGATGCCCGCGATATGCACGCGGTGTAGCTCCTTCGCATACCAGAGGTCGAGGGTCAGCAAGTCCTCCCAAAACGCGGTGCCGCCGACATAGGCGCAGTCGGGCCGACGGCCACGCCGGACGCGGGCCTCGAAACCGCCCGCCCGCCCGTCGCTCCACGGCCCGTCCACACGGACGTTCGCGACGGCCTCATCGATGGCGGCTCGCGCGGCCGCACGCAGTTCGCGCTCGTTTCCCTCCGCTCCGGCCAGTTTGTCGAACGGGAAGACGTCTAGCACCTTTTCAGCCATCTCGTCAAAGTTCATTTGTCTCCTCCGTAGATAGAGAACTTGATGCCGCATTTATCGCACATCCCGAACGCGTCGGGCTCGTCGGTGGTTCCGCACGTGAACGACGCGGAGTCGCCGCAACGAGGGCACTTCGGCATCGGCTCCTCGGCTGGCGCGTTCGCCCATTCGCGAAAAGACTTGATGCAAGCGGGGGAGCCGTGGCCGTCGCTTCCGGCGGTGCACCGCCAGTGGGCTGGACACCACACGCACCCGCGCGACTGGTGCTTATTAAAGAACGCCTCCGGTGTGAGGCCGTCTCGCCACGCCTCGAATGTCGTTTTCATTCCCCCTCCCCGCGCTTGGGCTCTTCGGGCTTCTCCTCCGGCACGGCGAGGTCGAGGAGGAGGCGGATATACTCGCGCGGGATTTCAATACGCAGTATCACTCTAGCGGCATTCAGCCGCGAGAGGATTTTGCACCGCCGTTCGCAGAGTTCGCGCTTCGTCATCGGGTGGCCTCCTCTTCCTCGGACAAGAGCATTTCGCAAAGGTGCGATAACGCCGCTTGTATCTGTTTTTCCTTGATATGGATTTCGACCTCGAACGCCTCGCGACTGCACGGGGCGATGAAACACGCCGTTTTTAGTCCGGCTTGATAGCCGTGTAGATATTCAACGCGGAACTCTTCGGCCCGCATTTCCTCACGCTTGGTCATCGGGTGGCCTCCTCGGGTTTGATTTCCTTGTAAGCCCATTTGAGAAAGCCGCTCGGGCACATTTCTCGGTCGCAGTCGCCAGAAGCTGGGCACGCCTCGCACATATAACACTCGTGCGTCGCTTGGATGAAGTGCGCGAAATCCCCTGGCGTCACGGTGTCCCAGTTCGTCTTTTTTTGGTTTGTGGGTTCGCAGATTTCGATCGTGGCGCGTTGCCTTGTGCGGCGGTGCTCCAAGTCGATTATGAGCTTCCCTCCGTTGTGAATGGCCGAGGAATGAAAGCACCCGACCCGGTGCTCTTCTTCATCTCCTGAGGTGACCGCCTCTTCGACAGCCCCGCGCGCCCACGAAAGCATCCTCTCACGAGAGTCCGAGCACCATTCCATTTCGTCGTCGGCCACTCGGTGGAAGTCGATTTGCTTAATGAGTTGTCTTGTCCAAAACTCGAGTTCTTTCATTTCGCCTCCTCCTTCGCGGGCGCGTTCGCCCAAGAGAGCCACCCTTCCTTGCACGATATGTCTTTGCCCAGACAATGGCTTTTTGCCGGGCAAGCGTCGCATCCGTCATAGTGACCGTAAAATGCGCTACACCCCATACTAAAGCTGAAATCGGTCACGACAATATCATCCGGCGTGAGCTGGTCGCGCCAGACGTCGAAGTTTGTGCGGGTCATTTGGCGGCCTCCTTCGCGTTCGGCTTCGCGCTTTTTACGTGTCTCTTCCTTCATTTTGGGTCTCCTTTTTTTTGTAGCTATGAAAATGCGCGGAGCCGCGCCGCACGTTCGCGGGCGAGGCGTTCGCGCTTCTGGACGAGGCGGAACATCAAGCGGTTCCAGTTGCGGGTCTTCTCCAGCTCCTCGCGCTCCCGCGCTTCGAGGGCCTTCCGCGCGAGCTCGCTGACGGGCTTCGGCTTCGGTGGCGGCAAGACGGGCACGGGCCGTCCTCGCCGATAGACGCGGACGGAATGGTCGTGCGCCCACGGGGCCTCGATGCCGCGTCTCATTCGGGCGCGGTAGTGGCGGGCCGTGAACGAGCGGAGGGTTATCGAGACTTCGGGGAAGGCGGCGCAGAACTCCGGATACACTTCGGCGGGCTGGTCGAAGAGATGACGGAGGAGCCAGTTGTACGCCTCTTCGGGGAGGTCGCTTCGGGTCTTCATTCCTTTCCTCCTTCCTCGTCAATCTTCCTCCGCTGGACGTTTACGCCGTGCATAATCGCGTCGAACGTGAGGCGGTCGATTTCGATGAATGGTTTAACGCGCTTGTACTGCTTCTCCGCGCGTTCGGCCCACGGCGTGACCTTGACGATGGCGCGGTTCACGATGGTACGCACCTCCTTCTCGTCCGGCGACTGGCTGGCGTAAATCAGCGAGTCGCGGAGCGAGACGAAGAGGGCGCGGGCGGTCTCGATGGGAATTGGGAAGGTCAAGTCTTCGAGTCTCATTCCTCGCCTCCGCGTCTCCGTCCAGCGCGGCGGAGCTTATTGTAAAGCCCGCACGCCGAATGGGCCTTGAGGAGTTCGGCCTTCAAGTCGTTCGCGAGAGCGCGGTGCTGGAGAATGGCGAGTACCTTCCGCTCCTCGTCGGGGGTGTAGCGGTCTTTAGGCATCGGCGACCTCCTCGCGACGAATTTCGCGGGTCTGCTCCGGCACGTACCCGTCCAGCACGCGGCGCACGACGAAGTCGGCGTCGAACGTCTCGCCGAGGTGTTTCGCGGCGAGAGCGGTGCAGAGGTAGCTCTTGTAATCGACGGGGGCGACGGGCGCGTGCCCGTACCCGACGGCGTTCCAAAGGTCGATGCAGACGCGGCGGGCGGTGTGGACGAGGGCGACGAGGTCGTCCACGTCGATGCCCGTGTCGTACGCCTTGACCTTCGCGTCTTGAATTTCGGGGTGGTCGAGGAGGTTCACGGCCAGCGCGAGCGCGTCGTGGACGCGTTCGAGCTTCCGGCACGTGTCGATGTACTGGCACTGCTTCTTTTTCATCTCGTTCCTCCTAGTGGTGCGCCTTTTTCCAAAGGGCGTTCAGTTCGTCGGGGGTCGCGCCGTCCACCTTCTCCGCGTCTTCGGTATAGCCGAGCTTGACGAGGTCGGCTTTGAGCTGGGCGACCTTTTCGGCCTTCGCCTTCGCCTTCGTCTCGTCCGCCTTCGCTTTTTCGACGGAAGGGGCTTCGCCGAGAGTGTAGCCGTCGCTGTCCTCGTCGCTTGCAAGGTTCAAGACGGAGCAAAGGGCGTACCGCCGGAGGTAGGTGATTTCGCTACCGACGCGCTGAATGGGGCTCATCGGCACCTTGTCGTTCGCGCCGAGCGGCGGGGCGTAGATGGTGGAGGAGAGTTCGCCGCCGTCCTTCGAGAAGACGGAGGTGGTCACGCCAGCCGCGCCGGAGGTCGGGTCGGTCGTGCACTGCTGGACGACGACGAGCTCGGCCTCTTCGAGGACGGGGCGGAGGTAGTCGATGATTTCGGGGAGCGGGGTATAGTTGTACCGCCCGCCCGCCGACTTCGTCTTCGGGAGTGCGCGGGTGCGGTCGCGGACGACTTCGAGGCCGTGGTGGAGTCCGGTGGTCATTTTCATAGCTATGCTTCTCCTTCTTTGAGGGTGGTGGAAAACTCGGTCTTTTTTCGGGCGGCTTCGGTCGCCGTGTATTCCTCGTAGGCGCGGCGGTCGCGGGTGCGGAGGAGGTCGCGGGCGAGGAGGAGCGCGGCCGAAATCTGCGCGTCCACGGCGTGCCATTCGGCGCGGGCGTGGTCGCTGATGGGTAGGGCGGTTTCGTGCCAGATTTCAGCGGCTCGGCGCAACGCCTTCACGGCCCGCGCTTCGGGAAGGTTCGCCCGTTCGGCTGGGGCGAAGATGGGGAGGTGGCGCGTGTACTGGTTCGGGTGGCCCATCTCTAGCCCTCCACGCGGTCGGCGACGGGGGTTCCTTGCCGCTCGGCCTCCATCTCGGTGACGAGCACGGCGATGCGGGCGATGGCCTCGGCGGCGACCGCCTCGTCGGCGGGGAGGTCGCAGACGATGGTGTCGTGCTTTCCGTGGACGACGTAGGCGTGGACGCCTTCGATGAGCTCGATGCGCTGGACGTGGACGCCGTCGGCGTTGTAGCTGGTGTCGTCGATTTCGCTGAAGACGATGCGCTCGGCGGAGCGGAGCTCGAAGGTGAGGTCGGTCGCGAGGAAGTCCACGCGTGGGCGACGATGGTGCGGTTTGCGAGCATTGTAGGTCTCCTTCTTTCGGTGGTGGTGGATGGGCGGGCTACTCGCCCGCCTCCGTGGCGGTGGTCTCTTCCGTGGCGGTCTCTTCCTTCTTTTCCTCCGGCCAGAACTGGTCGGCGCACCCGACCAAGTCCCAAAGAATGTCGCTCCGCTCTGCGGGCGTCGCGGTCGTCGGGAAGACGAAGACGAGTTCGACGCGAATTGGCACGCCCGTGCCGCCGAGGTGATGAACGAAGCGGAAGAGGGGGAACTCGCCGACTTCGGCTTTGAGGGTCGGGCGGTCGGCGTCGATGCCGGAGCCGCCTTCGCCGATGGCGGAGGCGAGGGCGTCGGCGGGGTTTGTCCAAATGTTGATGTCGGGAGCGAGGGTGTCCCAGAGGGTAACGCGGACGGCTCCGGCTTTATCGAGGTTTCTCATTTTCGGTCTCCTTTGCGGTGGGTGGTGGGTTTAGGCGTAAATCTCGAAGTCGCCGCCTTCCTTGTATCCGGCGATGAAGATGGTCTCGTTCGACTCCTTCGCGAGCCGTTCGACGCGGCGAGCGATGGCGTTCGCGGTGCGGGTCGGGAGGAGGTCGCCGTCCTTGTGGAGGAGGACGCCGAGGTCGTAGATGGTGCGGCGGACGAGTTCGGCGACGTCGGGGCGGACAACGACGAGGCGGACGCGCTTCGCTTTGATGGCCTTGAGGTGCTTCATCTTGAGTCTCCTTCTTTCGGTGGTGCGGGGCTTTCCTCGCCCCTTCGCTATTAAGTATAGCAAACCGCACGCCGATGCGTATGTAAAACTTTGGGGAAAATTCGACCGCGATTTCGGCCTGTTTTCGCCAATTTGAGCCGAATTGTAAACTTTGACAAGGTAAACGGGGCAGTCTGGCGGTCGGTCGGGAGGGGCGGAGGAGCCCGTCGGGCGGGGAAGGACGGCGAGGGGTCTTTAAGGGTGGTTAAGGGTGTTTATCTCCCGAGCCGATTTTCGTATCTACAAAAGTCGCGGAGGGTTTTCGTATCTACAAAAGGAAAGCCCCGCGAGCGCGGGGCGGTGGTGGGCGGGAAATCCATCAAGAAGAACTCTCCAAAGCATAGTAAAAGGAAAGCCCCGCCGGAGGAGGGGCGGGGCGTTAGGGAGTCACCGAGGAGACAAAGGTTTACAGACCCACGGGGAGGAAGGGGTCTTCGACCCACGCTGGGCGGGCGGCGAGTTCATTGCCGACGATGGGCGAGTACTTCGAGGGGTCGTCGCCAGCGGCGAGGAGCGAGTAGCTGGCCTTGAGGTAGCTTTCGGCGGCGGTGCGAGCGGTCTTCAGCTCGTCGCCTTCGAGGGTAAGGACGGCGACGCGGAAGGGCGCGGCGGTCTCGACGAAGACGAAGACGACGCGGGTCGGGGCTGTCGGGAGTTCGGCGGAGCCGACGTTCGCGTAGTGCCCTCCTTGAACGTCGTACCGAAGACGCCAGAACTGCGAGCGGAAGTCGAGGACGTTCGAGATGCTCTTGAGGTCGATGATGGCGTCGGCGCGAACCTCGTCGAACTGGGCTTTCGCCTTGATGCCGAGCCCCGTCAGCGAGGTCGAGACGGCGAGCTCCGTCTGCGTGGCGTCGGTGCGTTCGCCGAAGAGGTCGGCGCAGACTTCGCGGTAGCGGTCGGCGACCTTCTGCGCCCGCTCGAAGTCGCTCGCGCTGACGATGGTGATGCCGGACGCGGCCATCGAGTCGCGCCACTCGCGGGCCTCCTTCGTGCGGAAGTCGGGGTACTTGTCGTTCACGGCGAACGTGCGCTTGTCTTCGGGGAGGAGGGCCAGTTCGTGCGCGAGCCGACCGAAGAGAAGGGAGGGCGAGTCTTCCTTCGCGCCGAACGTCGCGGTGTAGAGGGCGGCGGGCCCGCCAGTCGCGAGGGCCTTCAGCTGGGTTGCGCGAATGCCGTCGAGTTCGTTGTAGTTCATTTTGCGTCTCCTTTGGTTTTGTGGTGTAGCTCCGGCTCCGTGCCGTCGCTGGTATTAAATGTAATACTTTCAAGGCGAGCGAACGTAAACAATCGGGAAAAATTTAGGGGTGACAACTCGGCGAGAATGGCTCGTCGGGAGGGCGAAGAGGTGCTACCTTATTTGGAGCTCCCGCCCGTCTGCGCCTTTGGAGCGCGGAGGAAAGTCGGGGGCCATCGACCGCCACCGCCGTCACCGAACCCAATCGGGCTGGACGCACCGACGAGAGCGGGGCCTTCGAGGAGCGCAAGCTCGTCGGGGCTACCTTCCTCCAAAGGGAGGCCCGCCCAGCACGCGGGCCAGATGCCGTCTTGCCAGCTCGCCCAAAGGAAAGCCCTCGAAACCGGAAGACCCGCGAGGTATTAAGCGAACGTAAGTGCCGAAGTGAAGTACCGCGACCCCGACCGACCGAACGTCGCCTTCACCGAAGTCCTAAACGGGCTTCGTGTGCCCGCTCGCCCTCCCTCCCGAACGACGACCATTCCTCCAGTACTCAATCGAAGTACCCGAATTTAAGGGTGACAACTCGATACGATTAGGCGTAAAACTTCCGCTCAATCAAGTAGATTTACATATATACGCAACACCCGAAAGAAGGAGTCAAGCTATGAAGGGTTTTAACCGCGTCACCATTCTCGGCAACATCGGCAACCTCGTCACCCGTCAAGCCGGAAACGCGAACGTCTGCGAGTTCTCCGTCGCCGTCACGGAAAAGACGAAGAACGGGGAGAAGACGGAGTGGGTTCCGTGCGTCGCTTGGGACAAGCTCGCCGACATCGCCAGCTCCTACCTCCGCAAGGGCTCTCCCGTCCTCGTCGATGGCAAGTTCACTACTCGCTCTTGGGAAGACAAAAACGGCGGTGGCAAGAGGTACAAGACCGAAGTGCTGGTGCGAGACCTCGTCCTCCTCTCCGGCTCCCGCGACGAAAGCGAACCCCGCGACGAAGCTTCCTCCGCTCCCCGCAGCGTCGCCTCCGCGATGCCTTCCAAAAGCGACGACGTCTTCCACGAAGACGACCTTCCGTTCTAGTCCGTCAATCTTTTCATACCTACAAAAACGGAGACCATAGCTATGGCACGTCTCAAGCTCGACATCGACTTCTGCGTCCGCGAACGCCTCGACGGGAAGACCTACGAGGAAATCGCCGCCGACTACCTCGCCCGCTTCGGCGAGCCCGTCAAGTCGAACTCCATCGCCGTCGCGCTCAAGCGGCTCATCGACCGAAACCCCGACCCCGAAAAGGAACCGCTCGGAGCCGAGCTCGCCAGCCGAAAGCGCGAACTCTTCCTCAAAAACATTCTGCGCGGCCGCGAAAAGGTCGGTATGTTGAAACCCCGTCAAACTTCTCCGGCCGCGAGCGAAACGCAGGAGGAATAGTATGACTATCAAACTTGGACAGAACGACCCCGGTTTTTTCGTGTATATTTAATTCGAGAGGTACGCGATGGAATTTCGTATCGACGAAAATCAAGATGGCGACCTCCTCGAAACGGGCGGCACCTTCGAGGGGAACAACCCCCTCTACCGCAAGCAAGACGAATGGACGCCGCCCAGCGAAGACGAGCTCTATCAAATCGTGCTCCGCAACGGCGGCCGCCACACGACCATCTGGCGGCAAGCGGGCTTCAACTCGCCCGCGCACTGGCGAAACTACCTCGTCGCCAGACCCGCGCTCCGCGACAAGCTGAACTTCCGCAAGAACCCCGAACTCGCGCACGACCTCGCAGAGCAGTTCCACGGCATCGGGCTACAAGCCCTCATCGCGCAAGCGAAGGCGGGCGACTTCCGCGCCGCGAAAAAACTCCTCGACGACCAAGCCGCCGTCTTCGGGTGGGGCTCCGCCGAAAAGGAAACCGCCGCCGCAACTGGCACGGGCAAGTCAATCGCCGAACTCTTCGGCTCGCCGGAGGGCGAAAGCCCCGCTGGCGACGAGACGCAGAAGACGGAGGAAACCTAAATGCACTTCATCGACGGCAACGCCTTCTCGAACGAGTACTTCAATCGGTGCGTCGAAATCGAACGGGCGCACTCGCCCAATCTCCCCGACGAGACCATCGCCAAAATCGTGACCGCGAACCTCGCCGACGACATCGACTACTACGCCGACGAGCTGAACGAGCCGGAGGACGAGGTGTACGAACGCGCCGAACTGGACTTCGGCAAGGTCGGCTTCGGCGACGCGGAGGAAAACGAAGATGATTAGACCGCACAACCCGCTCCTCCTTCTCCTCGACGACAACGGCGTGCCCATTCCCTACGCACGCGTCCGCTTTTTCCAGCGCGGAACCGACGTGCCCGCCTCCGTCTCTTACGAAGACGGCTCGCTCACCGACACCATCGAGGCCGACGACTCCGGCTTTTTCCCCTCCGTCACCCTCGGCGAAACGCAGTACACCCTCCGCTCCTACCGACCCATCAACGACGCCGGCGTTCCGTCGTGGCCCGACGACTTCGAGGAGTACCAGACTTGGAACCTTGACGGCCCCGAACCTCCAGTCGAGGACGAGACGCCTATTTTCGTAGATACGAAAAACGCGCTGCGGGCTCTCGACGTGGCCACGTACTCGCGGGCCGTGCTGAACGGAGTGAACTACGTCCTCCGCGACAAGCCCGTCGGGGCGAACGACGACGACGGCTTCCTCCTCGTCTCCACCGACGACGCCTCGAAAGTCTGGGTGGCGAGCATCGACGGCGACCTCCTCCCCGTCACCCTCTTCGGCGCAGACCCGAACGGCCTCGAAGACTCCTCCTCCGCCATCGCGGCCGCGTTCGCGTGCGTCAGCTACTATGCGCAGACCCCGCGCTCGCCCGTGCCGATGCCCACGGCGGTCTATTTCCCCTATGGGAACTACGCAATCGTGGAGGACATTTCGGCGACGGCCCCCGTCGTGGTGGCGGAGTTCGCGAGGATCACGAATAACGCCGGCCATTCCCTGGACTTCGTTATTTGGGATAAATATCTGTTCGAGGGGACGAGCCCGTCCGTATTCGCCGGTGACCCCGTGGTGTTGAAATACAACACGCGGACGCCGCATTTCGTCGACGGCTATCTCGACGGAGGCGTCGGCGCGGTTGATGCGGCGAACGTCGGGCCGAACGCAGAAGTCCTTGCGGCCTCTATTTCCTTGCAATCGGCGGCGTCCGTTTCCATCCCGCGCGTCATCGTTCCCGCGGCCGGGCTCGCCATCGACAAGGCGGGTGCCGCATCGCTCTATATCGGCGCGGTCGACTTTACCTCCGGCGGCAAGCTAGACCTGAACGGCGTGACGGGCCGCATCGAGATCGGGTGCGAAATTCGCACCTCGCAACTCGCAAACGCCGCGCGGGATTGGACGAAACTCAAGGGGCCGCGCCTCGTCGTGGATGAGGCCGTTTCCTTGATCGCGAACGCCGCGCTCTACTTCGACGAGGTTTTCGTGGCCATCGCGAACGGCGTGAAAAACGAAACAGCCGCGCCGCTGGCATTTGTCAACTACGGAACGATGAGCGGTGTCTACGGTTCCATCGCAATCCAAAACGTTCTCGTCGGTCGCGTATCACCCGTCGCCGTGAATTGGACGGGGTGCGGGAGCACGGAGTTCTCCGCCTTCGTGTCCGCGCACGGAGCGGACGCCGATTTCGAGAACGTCGCCATCACCGCGAACGTGTCCCTCTCCTACGATGCCACTCTTCGCCGGTTGAATTTGACAGGCGACCTCACCATTAACAACGCCGCCGTCGAGCTGGACGAGTGCGCCATCTCCGGCAACGTCTCCGCGTGGACGGCCCGTATCTTCGACTCCTCCATCGGCGGCTCGCTCTACAACGCCGTGGACGTGGAGGCGGTCGGCTCGCGCTTCAACATCATCGCTCCACGCATCGGCGAGGTCACCGACCCGACCCCGCGTCAAGGCATCTCCTTCAAATTCTATCGATGCACCATTCACGACTCGTTTTCCTGGAGTTCGACGCACCCGCTTCGAAACCTCATCGTCCGCGAGTGCTCCGTGGACAACGCTTGCTTTTTCAAGAAGAATGTCGGCGGCGTATTCTCGCAGACCTACGCCATTCCCGTGGAGGCGTGGGACACCGCCGAAAAGGTGAACATCGACATCAGCGACAACACGACCACAGACAATACCTCCGCCAAACCGCTTCTGCGCTCGCGCGGTATCGCCGCTCTGGACGGGACGGAGCAGTCAGGCGTATATTACCTGACGAAGCTCGGGTCTATGGGCTTTATCGACTTCCTCAACGCGGCCGGGACGCAGTCGCGGATTGCGGACGCCATCTTCGCTCATTTTTCGGTCGGCAATAACGTGCCGTCCGGCCCGCTTGCGTACACTACGGACGGCGACGGCGATGCCGTGCTCGCGAAATCCGTGAGCGGTCTTTGCGACGCCATCATTGACCCGTGGAACACGCAGACTCTTTGGTAGAGGAGATTGACTAAATGGCTACTTCTCTCGGCGGATGGTTCGACAAGGTTTTCTTTGACGCGCACGGCGAACCTTGCGCGAGCGGCGAACTTCGTTTTTACCAGACGGGAACGGACGTTCCGCAAGGCGTGGCGACCTTTGACGGAACACCGCTCGGCTCGGTCATCCGGCTCGACGACGACGGACGGCCGGAAAGCGACTTCCGTTTTTATACGGACAAAATCTACCGCGTCGTGCTGAAAGACGCCGACGGCGTTGTCGTGAAGACCATCGACGGCGTGGCCGCTCCCGAAGGCGAGGGCGGCGGCGGTATGTCGAACCCAATGACCGATCCCGGCGACTTGATTTTCGGTGGGCCGGCGGGTGCGCCCTTGCGGCGCGGAATTGGAGAGGACGGCGATATTCTCGCCGTCGCGCTGTATGGCGGTTTCCTTTCCCCGAAGTGGGAAGGGGGGCCAAAGAAGTACCGCAACGTCTACGGGAACGTCCCCTCGTCTAGTATTGACGACGGCTATCTCGGCTGTCTCTTCTACCTGTCGGGATACGCGCAGACCCTTGAACTGCCCTCCGCCGCGAACATCCCGGCAAAGTCTTTTATCGACTTCGTTTTCCTTGACAACGTCGCAACGCTGACCATCACCCCGCAAGGCGGCTCCGTGCTGAACGCTCAAAGTTCGGCGATTACGATTGGCGGACAGGCCGCGTCTATGTATCGGCTCACCTTCCTCGGCCGCGGCGACATCGGCGGAGTGCCGACTGACCAATGGGCCCTCGGCGGGAGCGTGTCCTCCGGCGGTGGCGGATCGGTCGAGACGATGCAAGAGAATTTCTCGCTCCTGGACTCAACCGACCACTACGACACCTCCACGCGCGGGAACAGGATTTACGCGTCGAAGGTCGTGTCGAACTTCACGGCGACGCGGACGAAACTTGGCTTTTTCCACGAGGCCGGAACGTTCGGCGCGGTGCTTCTCGGCGTTTACGACAACGACGGGAACCTCCTCGCGACTACCGCCGCCGAAACGCCGACGAGCGAAACCTTCAAGAAGATGCGGTGGATTGACACCTCCGCGCCGTTCGAGATGGTGGCCGGAGAGGAATACTACTTCGTGGCCTACTTCACGGAGGCCCCGTGGTCGCTCACGATTGACGCTCTCGGTATGGAGAAGGCGTCCACGTTCGACGCGAACTTCATCGGCTCGGCGTCCGCGACGGCCGGTCTTTCCGAGCTTCCGGCGACGCTCCCCGTGCTGACTCCGGATAGTCTCGCGTTCTACATCGCGGCGAGGTAGTGCTATGGATTTGCAGTCTTTAGCTGTTGTCGCCTCCGCGCTCTTCGCCGTTTCGGCGGGGATTGTCGGTGGCGCGATGTACGCCGTGCGAAAGACCTCCTACGGAGACGTGTCGGTGCGGCTCGCGCAAATCGAGACCGATATTGCGTGGATCAAAGAAACACTCAAAACGGGCGGCGCGAAATGAGCGACGAACAGCTGGACATTCTCCGCGAGTGCCGCTTGCACCTCGACCGCGCGCTGAATGATATGACGGCGCGGTATCTCGAACACCCGCACGGCGTGGTCAAGCGCGGGTGGCTCGACCGGCTGGAGGCCGTCCAAGCGCACATCGAGAAAATGTTGGAGGGCGCGAAGTGAAAAAACGCATCAAGGAATGGCTCGGGGAGGTCCTCGGCGTCGAGTATGACGAGCACGGCGAATGGCCGATTACTAACGCCGACTTCGTTGTCGGGTTGTCCTTGTGCTTATTGCTCTTTCTCGCCGTTTATCTGTGCGCCATATTGTCGGGGGCGCAGTGAATAAGCCCGGCTTAACAACAGCGGCGAAAGTTGTAGATTTTGACAAAGGGGTTTTGTAGCTATGAAAACGTTGGCTGAACTTCGCAAGATGCTGACCGATGCGGACGGAGCCCTGGGCGTCGTTCGCACGCGGATGCGCACCGACATCAAATTCGCCTCCGGCGTGGACGATCAGTGGACGGAAGAGGACACGCAAGCGCGTGGGCCGTCCCGTGCGCGGATGCAATTCCCGATTTTTTCCGCGTACATTTCCAAGATCGTCGGCGCGTACAACGCAAACCCGTTCGCGATCAAGCTCGAAGGCGAGGAGCAGAGCGACGCCGTGGAGCGGCTGAACGAGAAGATCGTGGAAATCGAGGACGAAAGCAACGCGAAGAACATCTACTCATCCGCGCTCCGCAACGCGCTCTCCTGTGGCTATGGCTTCATCTACGCGACCACGGAGAAGGACGAGAAGGGCGAGCCGTGCGTGCGCATCGAGGCCGTCCCCAATCCGCTCTCGATCTTTTTCGACCCGAACTCGACGAAGGTTGACGGGAGCGACGGCGAGTACTTCATCCACCGCGAGGACATCACCCGCGACAAGGCCAAGCGTCTCTTCGGCGAGGAAGCGACCGAAAGCAGTGAAAACGACGGCGTGTTCTACAATACGAACACCGACACCTCCGTGCCCGTGCTGACTTTTTGGTACAAGGAAAAGAAAAACTCCGTCGCCGTGGTGAAGGTGGTCGGCAACAAAATCATCGACGAGCAGACGCTCCCGATCCGCCGTCTCCCGATTGTCCTGGTCGCCGGCGAGGCGGTTCTCAAGGCGGACTCCGGCGCGGTGGAGTACACGGGCATCGTTCACAAGGCCATCGACGCGCAACGGCTCCTCAACTACGCGGTCTCGCTTTCTGGCGAGCGGCTCGCGCTTTCGCCGAAGGCGAACTACCTCGTCGTGGCGGATTCCATCAAGGCGCACACGAAGCTATGGAAACAGGCGAACAAGATCAACCCTCCCGCGCTCCCGTATGACCTCTATGACGAGAATGGGAGGACGCTCGCGCCGCCCACGAAACAGGATACCGCGATTAACGTCGGCGATATTGGCGGACTGACCTCGCTCTATACGGATGCGGTTGCGCAGATCATCGGCATCCCCATCGAGGGCATCGTGGAAAATCACTCGGTGCAAACCGCCGAGGAAGTGATCACGAAGGCGAAGGCGAGCGAGTCGATTTTGTCGTGCTACTACGAAAACCTGGCCTCGTCGATCAAGGCCCTCGGCGCGGCTCTCATCGAGCTGATTTCGTATGTGTACAAATATGACGCGCCGAAGGACGGCGCGACGCGGATTTCCGTTAGCGCGGGGCCGCTCCTTTCCACGATGCGGAAGGAAAAGCTCCGCTCGTTCTACGCGATGGCGACCGCGCTCCCCGAATACAAGGCCATTCTCGCTCCGCGGATGCTCGAATGTATGGATGGCGCGGACGAGGAACTCGTCGAGCAAGCGAAGGCGATTTCCGCGATGCAACTCACGAAGGAACAGGCCGCGCTCCAACAGGCGCAGACCGCGCCGCCGGCCGGCGGCGAAGGCGTGGAGGGGACGGGCGCGAACGTCGAAGACCTCCTTCAGCAGAAGGCGCAGTTGGAAGGCCTCGTGCAACGGCTCACCGCCGAACTCGAAGCGGTCAAGAACTCCGTGAACGGCGAGGTGCTCAAGGCGCAGAACGCCGTCCTGATGGAGGACTTGAAGCACCGCCACGCGATGGAACTCGAAGCGATGAAGCAAGCGGGGGCCAATACGCGACAGGCGAACGAGCTCCAGGCCGAGGCGGAGCGGGAGGTATTCCGCGCCGAACAGGAACAGGCGCAGACCATCGAGGAGATGGCCCCGCCGCCGATCCCTCCCGTCGAGGGCGTTTAGGAATTGCAACGCCACCGCGCGGCGCACCGCTCCGTCGCGCGATTGGTATGAAAACGAAGGGCGGAAACGGAGTGTAGAAAGATGACTAAAGAAGAGTACGTGAAGGAACTCGAAAAGCAGTTCGGGGAAGGGGAGACCCTCATCCCCGATCCCCCCGCCGCGGCCGCGGAACAGGCCGCGGACGAGAACGCCGCCACGGCCACGGAAACGGCCACGGAGGCGCAGAACGACCCCGCCCCCGCCGCTGACACGGGCGAAGGCGAAAAGCCCGCAGACGGCCCCGCAGACGGCGAGGCGAAGGCGAGCGAGGAACAGGGCGAAACGGACGAAAAGGACGCGCCGAAATTCTCGCACCGCAAGTTCAAAAAGATGGAGTATGAAAACCGAACGCTCCGCGCGCGGCTTGAGGCCCTCGAAGCGGAGGTGCGCGGTCGCGGCGAGAAGGCGGGCGGCGAGGTGAAGGAAACGCCGAAGCCCAGGAAGGCGGATTTCGCCACCGACGAGGAATACGCCGACGCGCTCATCGCCTACCGGCTCAAGGAGATCGCGAAGGGCGCGAAGGCCGAAGAGGACAAACGGGCCGCGGAGATCGCGGATGCGCGTCAATTCGTCGCCGACTTCAACGCGAAGGTCGAGAAGTACGTCCCCGCGGACAAGCGCGAATGGCTGAACGTGGAGGCACAGGACGGAATGGAAATGCTGACCGACATCACCGGCGGCAAGAAGAACCCGACCATCCGCGCCATCTTGGGTTCGGCAAAGGCCCCTATCGTCCTTGCCGAATGTCTCCGCAACCCGTCCCTCGCGGAGGCCCTCGCGAAGATGGGCGACGTGGAACGGCAGATGACGATTTGGAAGATCGGCGAGACCTCCCGTATTTTCGCAGATACGAAAACGGAGCAGACCGCCACGGCTTCCGCCCCCGTGCCGATTGTCGGCAAGGTTGGCGTCGGCGCGACTTCCGCGCCCAAGCCGTTCGAGCAGATGACGGATGACGAACTTTACGCGGAATATCTGAAATCGGGAGGCCGCGTTTAGTTAAATTGTAGATATGAAAACGGGCAACGGCGCACCTCCCGCGCCGCCCCGCATATCGCGGAGAACGGAAAATGGATCCTCTCACTCTTGGCTTGATTGGAATGGGCGTCGGCGCGATTGGCGGCGGCCTCGAAGGATGGGGCTCGGCGTCCGCGAACGCGTCGAAGCGCGAGTTCTTGAAGAAGAGGAAAACCGCGGTCGAGGAAGAGCTCGACAAGCTCATCAAGGAACAGAAGGAAAAGGAGGCGGCGTCGGGAGGCAAGGCGTCCGCGCTCGAAGAGCAGATTCTCGCGTCCCTCGGCGAGGAGCCGAGCTACAAGGCGGGAACCTACACGCCACGCGACCTCGCATCGGCCACGGAGGCCCTTATGTCTCCGGCCCTCGCGGAGCAGAACCGCCGCGCGGCGGAGGCCATCCAGGGCTCGGCGGCGGCTCGCGGCCAGCTCCTCTCCGGCGCGACCCTCAAGTCCATCGCCGACCGCACCGCGGCAAATACCGCACAGGCTTACGCCGACGCGCGGAGCGCGGCCCTTCAGCAGATCAACCAAGACCTCGCCGCGTACCAGGCGCAAGAGGCGGCGAAGCAGACCGAAAGCGCGCAGAAGCAGACCGCGAAGGGGACCGACCTCAACGCCATTCTCGCGCTCTACAATTCCAATCTCGCGGAGAAGCGGGACGCCGGAACGAGCGCGACCAACCTCGGCACGGCTAAAGTGCAGAACATCAGCGACTATTACAGCGCGCGCGCCGGAATGGGCAACGCCGGGACGGGCGAGTACATCGCGGGAGGCGCGATTTCCGGCGCGCTCCCGTTTGTCAGTCAGCTCCCGAAACTCGTTTAGGGGAGGCAAGATTTTATGGCTACGAAAAACCCCTTCGGCTATCTCGAAGTCAATCCCTCGCCCGAAAGCGACAACCCGTTTTCCGGCCTCGGCTCCGGCTCGGCCACGGCGATGCTCGACTTTATCAAGAACGCGCGGGTGAAGTCCGCGCTCGAAGGTTATCAGACCTTCGGACAGTACAAGCCGCGCGACACGTTCGCCACGGAGGAGGAATACTCCGCGCAGTTCGGCGGAGACGCGGGGAAGCGCACGGCCTATGAGGACGCGGCGCAGAGGTTCGGCGGCGGCGACGAGTACACGGCCATCGAGAAACTCGCATCCGCCCTCGACCCGTGGGACGAGCAGAAGGCGGAGCGTTATCGCTCCATCGCGCTCCAGGGCCGCGCGAAGAGGGAGAATGACCTCCGCGCCGTTTTGAGCGACTACCGCAACGAATGGGAAAAGAACGCCGACCAAATCGCGAAGAACACGCGCGAGCTGACCGACCTGGAGTACAAGATTTCCTCCGCGAAGGACGCGGCCGAGAAGGAGTACTACACGAAGCGTCGAAATCAGCTCCGCGAGGAGGACAACGCCGCACGCGAACGGGCGAACCGCGCGAGCGAATACGCGAGCGAGACCGCGGGGCGTCTCTATGGAAAGGAAACCGCGGAGCGGATGAAGCAGTCTATGGCGCAATTCCCGATTTTCGCATATACGAAAACCGAGGAAGAGCAGGCGGCGGGGAAGGAGGCTAAGAAGGGCGTTTCAATCGACGATCTCCAAGACGCGCTCCGTGTCGCCGTTGGCGACGGCTCGTTTAAATACGGATATGGCCCCGACGAATTGAACCGCGCCGTCGACGCGTTCGCAAAAGAGTTCGGCTACAACGTGAACGCCGGCGATTGGGCGAAGGACAGAAAACGCATTATCGAAAATCTCTCCATCCCCGTCAAGAACCGGCCGAAGGCCCCGACCGAAACGGAGAAGGCCTGGAGTGCGCTTCCGTCTCGGTTCGCTCCCGTGGACGAGGACGGCGCGGAACTTCTCGCGGCGACCTTCAATGCGTACAAGAAGTCCGGCGGGAAGGACGACGCGAAGATGGTCAGCGAGGAAAACGAGAGCATTTTCACGCGGCTCGGCAACAGGTACTTCAACCTCAACCTCGACCGCTCGACCACGTTCGCCGACCTTTTCAAGGAACGGCCCGACCTCCGCGAGGCGTTTATCGTCGCGCTCGACGCGGGGAAGAGCTACGCCGACTTCAAGGCGATGCTCCCGCGCAAGGAAAAGAAGGCAACGGCCCCCGCGGCTCCCGCGGCTCCCGCGGCTCCCGCCGCAACCCCCGCGACCACGGCACCCGCTCCTTCGGCGCAGACCGAAGGCGGCAAGGACGGGGACGTGAAATCTCGCCTCGGCATCAAACGGAGGTAGCTAAATGGCCGACGAAAACATTTTCAAGGCGTGGGAATACGTGGACGAAGACGGCTCCGTCATTCGGCTCACCGAAGAGGACAAAAACGAACTTCTCGCGCAAGACCCCTCCGCGGCGCAGTATCTTCGCCGCCACGTTTACACCGACGAGGAAAAGGACGAGCTCCGCTATGGCCTCGCCGAGGCCGACCTCAAGGGCAACCTCCACGCGCTCGCAAGGTCTTTTTTCCCGAAGGCGATGCGCGAGTGGGAATTGAACGAGGAACGCGGGGACACCGATTGGAAGTCCCTCGCTCGACAGGGATACGCCGGAGCCGGCGACCTCGGCAATATGGCCTCGCGCCTCGTTTACGAGGCGGTCACTGGCGAACCGGCGAGCGAAGATTACGGAGCGGAAGGTTTGAACGAGGGCGAGAAGAGCGCGGCGTGGCACCTGTCCCGCGATAAATGGGCCTTGCCGCTTCTCCTCGCCACGCGCGGGAAAAGCCTCGGCTCCACGGCCGCGACGGGTGCGATGGCCGGCGGTGCGCTTGCCGCGGCCCCGATTGGGATCGACGCTATCGCGCACAAATACCTCGGTGTGGAGACCGTCCCCTCGTCCACGAAGGAAAACCCGCTCCAAGCCGCCGGTATGGCGGCGGGGATCGGAGGCGCGGCCGGCGGCGCGGTCGGCAAGTTCGGCGGTCTTTTGGGCCGCGCGGGTGCGCAGAAGGTCGGCGAAGTCCTGGCGAACCTTTCCCCGAAGGCGCGGGAGGTCGTGGAGAGCGGCCTCGCGAACGTCGCGCGAACCGCGGCGAAGAGCGAACGGCCCGTCAGCGTCGCCCGTCAGTTCGACGCGGCGGCGTCCGCGATTGAAGGGGCCGCGATGACGGAAGCGCAGAAGGCGGAAGCGAAAGCCGCGCTCGCCGAGGTGCAGAAAATCCTCGAAGAGGACGTTTTCGCGGCCGGAGGGAAAATGCGCGCTCCGGCCACGATCAAGGAGGCGGTCGAGAACGTCGCGAGCGAAGTCGAAGGAAAGGGCTCCGTCTCGAAGGAGGCCGTCGGCAAGGCGAAGGGTGCTATCGTTTCGCAGTTGGAAAAGGCCCCGCTCAACAGGGTTAATTCCTCCCTCAAGGAATACGGCGTGTCGCTCACGCAGAGCGAGCTCGACGAAATCCTCGCGCTCAAGGCGGGTGAGGTTCCGTCCAATCCGGCCACGCGCGGCATCCTTGAGCGGATCGCGACGCGGCTTGGCAAGAGCGGGTGGGACGCCGTCGCGGTGGTTCAGTCGCTCGCCTCCGGCGGAGCTCGCACGTCCGCGGCGAAGTCGGCCGCGCCTAAATCGCTCCCCAAAGGCCTGGCGGAAGAGGGGAAGAAGGAAGGCGGTGAATGAATCCGCAAGTCCTGGCGATGCTCGCGGACAGCCTTATGGGCGGTGCGAACCCCGCCGCCCTGGCTAACGCCGTTTTCGGCTCCGCGCCGACGCCTTTGGAAATGGAGGAGGACGCGGGGGAGGTCGCGGTTTCGCGTGCCGACAAGGCCCTCGCGCGGGAGCTCCAAGCGGAAGGGCGAAGCGCGAAGCAACTCGGCGACGTTCTCGCCGGTTCCATCCGTCCGCAAGGTTCGCCGGCCGTCCCCGCGGGGCGTCCGTCCAATCCGGCGACGCGGCCGATCACCATCACCGAGGTAAAGAAGTTCGGCGGTCGCGGCGGTGCGAAGTTCTCGCTCGTCCGCGGAATCGCCCAGGGCGAAAGCCCGTATAACCTCTATGCAATCCGCAACGACCGCACGGGCCGCGTCCGCGTTCATTGCGATTGTCCCGACTTCAAATATCGCTTCGAGGTCGTGGCAAACGCGGCGGGGTGGTCTCCCGTGGAGGATAGCAACGGCGAATGGCCCGAAAAGACAAACCCGAACGGGGTCGCATCCCCGTGCAAGCACCTTCAGCAGTTCCTCACGCAGTTGCCGTGGTGATTTCGTAGGTACAAAAAAAGAGGTAAGGATATGCGCGTTCGCGAGATTTTGGAGAAGGCGGCTTACAAGACGAACATCATCCGCGCGGGTGCGAGCATCAGCGGCGAGGAGGCGGTGCACCTTTGCGGCCTCCTCGACGATATTCTCGCGGAACTCTCCGCGGACAACTTCTTTAATTGCCGCGCGACCTTGATCACCGCGGACGGCCGCGGGAAGGACGCGCTCACCATCGGCGAAGTCCAGGCGGACGGAACGACGCCCGACATCGTGGCCCCGCGTCCGTACAACCTCCAATCCGTCGCCTCCAATTATGGAGCGGGATGGGTGGCGATGGAGGAGACCGATCTCGCGGACATTGGCTCCTACACTTTTGAAGGTAGCTCCGGCCACCCCGAGTTTTTCGCCTACGAGGAAGGGTTCCCCTTCGGCATCCTTCACTTCAACCGCGGCGCGGCGTGTCAGCTCAGGCTCGTCTATTCGCTCCCGTTCCCTCGCGCGACGATCAACGGCGAACTGCCGCTCCCGCAAATCTACTCGCGCGCGCTCGTCCTCACCCTCGCGCACTCTATGGCCGTCGACAAGGGGATGGACGATGACGTGGCGCGGCTCCTCCCCGAAATGGAGAAGGCGCAAGCGGCAATCCGCGCGAATACGATGAAGTCGAAACCGCTCCGGCTCGTCGACCCTGGCTTTTGTAGCCACGAAAACATCACGATTATGGGCTTGAGGTAGCGAATGAAGACCGCGCAAATTCCCGTCATCGGCGGCTCGTACAAATACAAGGCGCGGGAGGTTTCGTCGCAAACGTGCGAGAACCTCTACACCGAGAACGTCGAGGACGGCCAGGGGAAGCAGAAGCAAATCCTGATCTCCACGCACGGGACGGAGGTCTTTTCGCAATTCGCGGAAGGCGGCGCGTGCCGCGCGCTTTACCGCACGACCACTGGGCCGACGGGAGCGGAGACCCTTGTCGCCGTTTTCGGCAAGGAAGTATATCGGCTCGTCATCGGCGAGAACCCCGTGAAGGTTGGCGAGGTCAATTCCGCGGAAACGCCGGTCTCGGTTGCGGACAACGGCGTTCAATGCGTTCTCGCGGATGGCGACACCCTCCACGCCTTCGACGTGAAGGAGCCGACGGCGTCCGTGGCGCAGACCTGGCGTTTGGTAAATCTCACCTTCCCCGCGGACGGGGGAGACCCGCTCGTCATCCGGCCGCGCTTCGCGGTGTGCATCGGCCACCGCTTCGTCATCGACAGGAGCGGCTCGGGCGAGTTCTACTTCTCTGCGCTCCTTTCTACCGATTTCGCCGCGGCCGATTACTACACGGCGGAGAGTTCAGCGGACGAGATCACCGCGCTCACGGCGAGCGAGGGCGCGCTATTCGTTTTCGGTTCGCAGTCGTGCGAGCTATGGCAACTCAATGCGGGAGAGAGCGAATACGACGTTTTCTCCTTCGTTGGCGGTTCCTCGTCCGCCTATGGGTGCAAGCAGTCCGCGTCCGTGGCGACGAGCAACGGGTCGGTCTTTTTCGTCGGCTCCTCGGAGCTTGGCCGCGAGGGTGCTTTCGTATGGACGAAAAGCGGTCTCCCGCAACGCATCTCCACGAACGCCATCGAGGAACGGATCAAGGGTGCGGACGTTTTCGCCGGCTTCTGTTGGTACGAACAGGGGCACAACTTCTACGCGATCACGCTCGCGGATACAACCCTCGTCTATGACTTCTCGACGCAACTTTGGCACGAAAGGCGCGAGCGGTTGGCGGACGGGACGGATACGAAATGGGAATGCGCCTTCTCCGCGGTATGGCTCGACAAGGTTCTTTTCGGGAGCGCGGACGGCGCGGTGCTTTCGCTCGGCGGGTGGCGAACCTACAAGGGGACGCAACTCGTCCGCAAGCGCACGACCTCGACAATTTGGGATAACAACTTCTGTATGTCCCTTCGTCAGCTCCTTCTCGATTGCGAAGTCGGCTCGACGCCGGAGCTAGTCGGGCAAGGCCGCAACCCGCAAGCGATGCTCAAAGTCTCGACCGACGGCGGCTTCACGTTCTACGATTGCGGGTGGTCATCGCTTGGCCGTCAAGGTCAGTTTTGGCGCATCGCGCAGTGGTGGAACCTCGGCCAGGGCGACAGCTTCATCTTCGAGTTTTCGTTCAGCGACCCCGCGCCGATCCACCTTTTCGGGATGCGCGTCGGCTATACCACCTCTACTCGGCTTTAATGGCTATGAAAAGCGGCGAAATAACGAACACGACCCTTCGCTCTATGGAATTGCCGCCGTCGTTCAAGATGGAGCTAAACGCCATCTTCGAGGCGTTGGGCGGGAAATGGGCGAGCGGATACGCGAACGGGGAGAAATACCAGGCGTGGCTCACGGGCACGCAAGGCCTCGTCGTGGCGGTGGTTCGGTTCACGGGCCACGAAAACGTAGCGACCGCGCTCCCGTCTCAATGCGTCGGTCTTGTATTCCGCGCGGGTTCCTCGCCGTCGAACTTCCTCGGCTCCGTCCTCCAAACAGAAGGGGAGGCTGGAGATTGCGTCCTATTCGTCGGGCATAGAGTGTAGTTTTGTAGGTATGGAAGTACGAAAGGAGATGCTCGCGCCGGAGCGGCTGACGAAAAAGGACGTTGCCGCGTTTCGTGCTCGCTATCGCACGCGTCCGGTGGAGTTTTGTGCCGAGATCCTCGGCGTGGATTTGGACGAAAATCAAGCCTCGATGGCGGATGCGGTTCGCGACCATAAGAAAACCGCAGTAATCGCGGCTCGCGGGTGCGGCAAGTCCTACGCGCTTTCGGCTATCGCGATTTGGTTTTTCGTCCTGGCTCCCGAGACGAAGGTGGTGCTCGGCGCGAATACCTACAAGCAGAGCTACGATGTTCTTTGGCTGAACCTACTCCGGCTTTTGGACGGCTCCAAGATTTCGTCGTGGTTCGAGCGGACGAACGACTACATATTTTGGAAAGGGGCGCGAGGGCTCGGCTTCATCACCCGAATAACGGCGAGCGCGGACGCCGTGGAAAACGTCTCCGGCTTCCACGCGCCGAACCTCCTCTACCTCCTGGACGAAAGTTCCGGCATCCCCGACAAGATCATCGTGAACCTCCTCGCGTCGATGACGCAAGGAAACAACCGCATAATGCTCTCGACGAACCCGACGCGCAACACGGGCTTCACGGCGGACGTTGCGGATACGCCCGAATGGTACACGATCCATATCTCCGGCTATTCGTCGCGGTTCACGAACAAGCAGTACCTCGACGAGATGGTGCGGCAATACGGGAAGGACAGCGACCGCGTGCGGATCAACGTTTTCGGCCAATTCCCGAAGGAGTCGAGCTACTCGATTTTGACGCGGGAGCTCCTCGCCGAATTGAAGGGCAACCCCTCCGCGCACGCGGGTGAGGTGGTGATGGGCCTCGACGTGGCGAGCACAGGCGCAGACCTTTCGGTGTGGTGCATCCGCTCCGGTGGGAAGGTCATCGCGGTGGAGACGGAGGCGAGTAGCAACGTCGACACGTTGATCGACCGCACGCTTTCGCTCTGCGAGCGGCACGGGGTCGAGCGCGTTTTCGTGGACTCCACGGGCCTCGGTTGGACGATCCCCGACCTTTTGCGCAAGGCGATGACCTCGGCGGAGGTGGAGGGGATCAACTTCGGCGCGAAGTCGCTAAACGAGCGGTGCGCGAATATGCGCGCTTTTATGTATTCGCAGTTGGCGGACGCGATGAAGAACAGGGAGGTCTCGTTCGAGGTGAACGACGGCGAGATGTTCGCGGAGCTACTGAACACCGAGATCATTATCAACGGGCACGGCAAGTATCAGCTCCCCGCGAAGGACAGGACGCGCGAGCTATTGGGCCGGTCTCCCGACCGCGCGGACGCGCTCGCGTTGACGTTCGCGACCCTTTCGCCGTTCTTTGGCGCGAAGGTCAAGGGCTCGTCGTGGAGCGACAAGGACGAGCGCGAGTTCCTGGCCGCATCCCTTTGGGGTTAATATGGGTATAAAAATACAACGGGTCAACGCCATCGCTCCCGCGCTCCGCAAGATGCCACGCGGCGGCATTTGGGAATACGCGGAGGATTGGAGGGCGGAGATCGTGCTGAAGGAGGAGGGGCGTTTGATATTCGCCATCCGCCGCGGCTATTGGACAGACCTCGCATCCGTGCCGAAAGCCCTCCGCGGCGCGTTCGACAACGGCTCCGGCTCCTATGGCGTCCTCCTGGCGTCGCAGATTCACGACTGCCTCTACTCCGCGCACTACACTAGCAAGGATTTCGCGGACGATATATTTCTAAAGTTGCTCCGCTTTTATGGCGTGGGAGTTATGAAATCATATCTATATTATTCGGCTGTTTCGCTCTTCGGCCGGAGCGCGTGGGAAGGCGCGGACGAAGGGGACAAAAAATTTATTTCGTTTAGTTGGCTCGCATAAGAAAAAATTTGTCTATATTGGATGTAGCACCGATTGCGTATTCGCTAATACGTTCGGCGCGGTGAACGGAGATATTCCCTTTCGCCCCTTGACTTCGTTCGGGCAACTCACGCAAAGTCAAACCCTTTTTTCGTAGGTACGAAAATGGCTACCGCACCCGAACAGGTCATCGGACCTCTCGCCACGTCTCGCATCGCGGCCCCTATGGTCGCTGAAGTCGAGGCCTCCCTCCCCATCCTGATGCACGCCAACAAGGCCGTGCAGAAGCCCTTTGAAACCGCCGGCAACGGCACGATGATGGACGTGATCGTTCCCGAATCTCCCGAGGTCGGGGACGGCGCGTGGATCAACGAAGGCGCGGCCACCGGCACGTCGCCGAAGAACCACGAGCTCGACTTCCACAACCGCGCTGTCGCCGTCGCCCTCAAGCAGTGGCATTGCGCGTTCGGCATCCCGACCGGTCTCGAATTCGCCTCGATCAGCGATATGGCGAATCAGATCATCAAGCCTTACGGCGGTGCCCTCGCCTCGAAGGTGCAGACCGAAACCGCGAACAAGCTCCTCAACGAGAGCGCGTTCACGAAGGTCATCTCCTCCGCGACCGCCTGGCCGGAAGTCAGCGACGCCGTTGCGAACATCCGCAAGGCGCGCGCCTACGGCACCCTCGTCGGCGTCGTCGGCTCCTCGCTGAACGGCAAGCTCGCCGGCTCCGGCATCGGCTACTTCAACCCCACCGCCATCATCAGCGACATTTGGAAGTCCGCTCGTCTCGGCGTGTACAACGGGGCCGAATGGCTGACCACCGCCGACGTCGAAGACCTTGTCGTTCCGTCCACCTCCGCCGCGGCCGGTGCGGTCACTCTGACCATCACCGAAACCGAACAGGATCCCCACCGCGGTCAGCGTCTGTGGGACACCGACGCGGACTACATCTGGGCGGAAACCGCGGCCACCGTCTCCGGCGGCGTCGTGACCGCCGACGGCTTTGTCGTTGGCGAAGTCCTCACCATCGACGACGTCGTTGTCGCGGACATCTTCGGCAACTCGACGGGCGAGCTCTTCTCCTTCAAGGTGCTCGACACCAAGATCGAGGGCGGCAAGCTGTACATCAAGATCGCCAACCCCGCTTACGGCGAGGTGCGTCTTGTCGGCGCGTCGCTCGGCACCATCACGAAGGTGACCGACGCGTCCAGCACCTACTACCGCGGCGTGGTCTGGGCCGAGTCGGCCCTGGCCGTGGCGTTCGGTCGCTTCGCTCCTCTCGCGGGTGCTACCGCGAAGGTTTACAGCGGCCAGAACGGCATCACCGCTCGCGTCGTGAGCGACTACCAGGTCGAATACGACCGCGTGGTCACCCGCTTCGACTGCCTCGTTGGCTCCGCTCTCGCGCGGAAGAACTGGGCGTGCGAGCTCCTCGTCAAGGCGTAGCACTCCGCCAACGCGAAGAGAAGGTGAGGGGGGCGCGAACGCGCTCCCCAATCCTTTTTTTGTAGCTACGAAAAGAGAGCGGCGCGAGAATGTTTTGAAAACAAACTCTTCTTTGGCTGCGCGATTTCGTATATATTTTAATCGGCAAGCAAGACGGCCACTTGCGGGGCGCGGACTTCGGTATCTTTCTCTCCTTTCGTAAGCCCGATCTCCGCGCTCCGCATTTTCAACGCAAAGGAGACACCTTATGGAACTCAAGGTCGAGACGTGGCCCATCGAACGGCTCGTCGAGTACGCGCGGAACCCCCGAAAGAACGACGAGCAAGTCGAGCGTATGAAGGCCGCGATCAAAGAGTTCGGCTTCCGCATCCCCGTGGTCGCCAAGAGCGACGGCTCGCTCGTCGATGGCCACCTCCGCCTCAAGGCCGCGCGTGCGTTGGGCCTCAAGGAAATTCCCGTCGCGCTCGCCGACGAGCTGACCGAGACCCAGGTCAAGGCCTTTCGGCTCCTGGCGAATCAGTCCGCGAATTGGGCTGAATGGGACAGCGACCTTTTGAAGCTAGAGATCGAGGAGTTGGAGGCGGACGGGTTCGACTGCGACATCATCGGCTTTGACGAGGACACCCTCGAAGCCATCGGCGACGCGGCCATCGAGGCCGACGCGGAGAAGGAGGACGAAGTTCCCGACGCGCCGGAGAAGCCCGTTTCCGTTTCGGGCGACCTTTGGCTCCTCGGCGAGCACCGACTCCTCTGCGGCGACTCCACGAAAGCGGAGAACTTTGAAAACGTAATGGGGGGGGCGAAGGCTGATATGGTCTTCACCGACCCGCCGTACGGCGTCGCCATCGGCGACAAAAACGCCGCGCTGAATGAGGTGCAGAAAGCGGGGCGATGCACGACGAACATCTCCGGCGACACGATGAGCGAGGGCGAGCTATACGAGATGCTGAAGAGCGCGTTCACGAACACACGCGAGGCGTGCGACCATAGCGCGTCTTACTACGTGACGAGCCCGCAAGGCGGTTCGCTCGGCCTGATGATGATGATGATGAAGGACGCGGGTCTAGAGGTTCGCCACGTCCTTATGTGGGAGAAAAACACGGCAACGTTCTCACTCGGTCGGCTTGATTACGATTATCAGCACGAGCCGATTTTCTACACGTGGACGAAATCGCACCACAACTACCGAAAGGGCGAAAACCGCACGACGATATGGCGGTATGACAAGCCACGCAAATGCGACCTTCACCCGACGATGAAGCCCGTTGCGCTCGTCAAGAACGCGATGCTCGACGGCACGAAGGAGGGCGACTCCGTCCTCGACCCTTTCGGCGGCTCCGGCACTACCCTCATCGCGGCGGAGGAGACAGGGCGCAAGGCGCGGCTCATCGAAATCGACCCGCACTACTGCGACGTGATTGTGAAGCGGTGGGAGGAGTTCACAGGCAAGACCGCGAAGCACGAAAACGGCAAGACCTTCGCCGAGCTTGCGGAGGAGCGCAAATAGATTTTGTATGGATAAAATCTCGCTCCATCTGTCCGGCGTCATTCCGTCCAAAAAGAACTCGCGCCTCTGCGCATCGCGCGGTGGCCGCATCGTGAACATTCCCTCGGCCTCCTACACCGATTGGCACAAGCGGAACCTGTCCAGCATCGTGTATCAGTTGCAGTACATTCCGCGAGCGGTGCGCGTGCCGTGCGCCGTTTCCCTCGTCGTGCGTTATCCAGACCGGCGGCGGCGCGACCTCGACAACGCGCTCTCGTCCGTCCTCGACCTCCTGGTGGACGCGGGGATCCTCCCCGACGATTCGTGGACGGCGGTCGAGCGGATGGAGGTGCGCGGGGAATTGGCCCGTCGCGGGGAGGCCCCGTCCGCGGACGTGGAGCTGACCGCGCTCTAGATCACCCACTACAAAAAAGGAGCTACAAAATGGCGAAGGAAAAGAAAGACGCGGCGATCGAGAAAGCGGCGTTTGAATGGCTCGAAAAGAACACGGACACCGCGCTCCTTTTCGCGCAGAACCTCATCGGCATCCTCCTCCAAAATTACAACGGGCTCGCCGGCCATTATGAGAAGGCGGGGGCGAAGGAGAAGGCGAAGGCCGTCACGGCGTTCGTGGAGGCCATCCAGGCCGCGAACGGCGATATGATGGGTGCGTGGGCGAGGGTCGCGGAAAAGGCCGTTAGAGGCCGCGAGAAAGGCCCGTCGCGGGGCGATGGCGATCCGTCCGCGAATTAGGCCCCACGGAGCACAAAAAACCTCCCCCGCCACTCGGCAAGGGGAGGACGGGGGAAGGTTCAACGAAATTCATCCCCCGATTTTTTTGTAGCTACTTCTTGCCGGTCGCTCGCGGAGCGGTTTCCTTCCACAGCGCGTTGCGTTCGGCGGAGGTCATCGAGTCGACGCGCTCCGCGTCCTCCGCGCGACCCGCTTCGATGAGCCGCACCTTGAGGGCCGCGACGGCTTTCTGCGACGCCTCCTCGCGCGTGTCGCCCACCTGGTATCCGTCCGTGTCCTCGCCCGAGGCGAGGCCGAGGAGGGCGCACAGGCCGTACCGGCGGAGGTAGGTGATCTCGCTCCCAACCCGCTGAATCGGAGACATCCGCGGCCCCTTGCTTCCCTCCGGCGGAGGAGGCGGAGGCGCGTAGCAGACGGCGCACGCCTCGCCGCCGTCCTCCGCGATGACGCGGGTCTCGACGCCGGCGTTCCCGCGCTCGTCCGTGCAAACCTCCTGAATGACGATGAGGTTCGCGGCTTCGAGCGTCGGGCGGAGGTAATCGAGGATCTCGTCGAGCGGGGTGTAATTGTATCCGTGCCCCGCTTTCGTTTTCGGGAGGGCGCGAACCTTGTCGCGGACGATGGCGAGGCCGGCGAAGAGGCCGGCGGAGTGTTTGTAGCTCATTTCGTTTCTCCTTTCTTTTGGGTGGATTCCGCCTCCACTTCGTCGAGGAGGCGGAGGAAATCGTCGGCTTCGTTCGCGGCCATCTTGGCGAGCTCCGCCTCGCGCGCGGCGCGGCGGTCGGCGGAGGCGAGGAGGATCGGCTTGAGGCGAGCGATTGCCTCGTTTGCGGAGCCGGAGCGGAGGAGGACGTCGAGGGCGCGGAGGAGCCCCTGTTCGTACCCGCGGCAGAAATTGGCCAGGGCGGCGGCGGTCGTGGTGTCCATCTAGGCGACCTCCATTTCCGCGCGGATGCGCGAGGCCATCACGGAGACGGCGAGGGCTCCGTGGCGTTCGACGATTGGCCGGAGTTCCGGCGAGCGGCGGCGCAAGCGCGCCCCGCCCGTGCGGAGGAACTCGCGGACGCGCGATACTTCGGCGGTAGTCCAGGCGGTGTATGTTTTCATCTCGTTTCTCCTTTCGGTTTTCGGCGGGGGCTATTCGCCCTCCGCCTCCTTCGTTTCCGCCGTCGGCCATTCGGCGTCGATGGCGCGGATGAGGGCGATGAGGATTTCTCTGCGTGCGATCGCGGTCGCGTACGCGGGGAAGATGGCGAGGAGAGTGACCTTCTGCGTGCCGCCGTCCGTGTACTTCCGCTCGACGCGGAAGGCGTCGAAGAGGAGGCCGCCGTCGGTCTTCAGCTCGACCTGTTTGACGGAGATTGCGTGTTCAGTATCCGGGCCGGTGGCGATGGAAATCGCCGTTCCCGCGTTGTTGCAGATGGTGATGTCGGGTTCGCTGTTCGCCCAGATTGCGACGAGAGCGGCCTGTGCGTGTTCGATGTTCTTCATTGTGGGTTCTCCTTTCGGTTTGGGGTTTAGGCAATCTTCGCGAGGTAGTGCGTGCGGCCGTATTCGCCCATTTCGGCGAGGTCGGCCGGAGCGATGGAGAAGCGGCGTCCGTACTTATTCGTCACCGCGATCCACCCGAAGCGGTCGGCCTTGATCGTCGCGCCGTATTCCTGGGCTTCGATGCGGAAGGCCTTGATGGCGGCTTTGATTTCGGCGGTGGTCTTCATCTTCGTTCTCCTTGTCTGCGCGGGGCTTTATTGCCCCTCTACGTCTAAAGATATAGCAAGGTTTTCGCCTTTGCGCAAGTATTTTTTGATAGCTCCGGCAGATTTTACAATCTAGCGAAAATACGCTAAAAACGGCTATTTTGGCTATACTTTTGTAAACAATAGGGGGATGCGCCATATATAATAATATACCGCCTTGCGAGCGTGGCGCGGGGTTCCGGCCGCGTCGGGCGCGTCGAGGCCAGGATCGCGGGGCCGCTTTCGTCTATGCGCAATTCTGCATATACAAAAACGCCTCCGCCTTTTCGTAGATACAGAAAGCGCGGCCGGCGTAAATAGCGCGAGGCGTATCTTCACTGCGAGACAATTTCGCATCTACAAAAAGAAATCCCCGCGTGCTGAGCCACGCGAGGAGCGAGGGAGGAGAAACCTCGAATGCTGTCCAAAGCATAGCAAAAAGAAAGCCCCGCTTGCGCGGGGCGGTGGGTGGTGGGAGGAGATGCCAAAAAATCTAGACGCCGTCGAGGAACCTGTCGACGATCCAAAGGGGGCGGTGCGTTTCGACGTTCGCGACCTCCGCGGCGTATGCGGAGCGGTCGCTCCCGTTGCGCTTGAGGAGGTCGGCCGCGCGGATGGCGTAGGCCTGGGCGGTGCGCTTCGCCTCCTCCAGGTCTTCGCCGGTCAGCGAGATCACGGCCACGCGGAAGGGCGCGGAGGTTTCCACGAAGATGAACTTCGCCTCGCGGACGGCGGGGAAGGCGAGCGCGTAAAGCCCCGCCTGGATGTCATAGCGGAGCCGCCAGAACTGATTTTCCGCCTCCATAACGGAGGAGGTGGTCTTGAGGTCGAACAGGATAGAGCGGTCGGTGGAGAGGAGGTCGGCGCGCGCCTTGATTTTCACGCCGCCGGCGATTTCCGCGACGGCCGAAACCTCGGTGTCGTTGGAGCTCCATCCGTCCGCGTCCTCGCGCTCCGCGGCGAGCTTGAACGCGTCGCTCACGGAACGCGCAGTCTGCATTTCCGCCTCGGTGCAAATGTCCGCGCCCTTCTCGATCTGCGCCGCCTTCCATTCGCGCGCCTCCTTCGTGCGGAAATCCGCGAAGGGCGACAGGACGAACGCGGCGTCGAGGTCGGCGTCGCTGAGGAGCGCGCACGCGTGGCACAGGCGACCGAAGCGCATCGCGGCGGTGTCCGCCTTCTCACCGAAGGTCGCGGCCCAAAGGGCGAGGTCGCCGCCGGTCGCGAGGGCCTTGAGTTGCGTGGCGCGGATGGCGTCGATTTCGTTGTACTCGGTTTCGTTCATCGGTTTTCTCCTTTCGTGGTTCGAGGCGGGATTGCCCCTCGGTTTCAATGCTACAAAAATATCCGCGCGTCGGGGCAAATAAGTTTTCAAAACATCGCGGGGAAAAATCTTGAAAAGACCGCACCCTTTTTCCGTCTCGGTCGTTTATGTTTGGGAATAGCGCACGGCGTCGCCATCGGTTGCGGGGTCGAAATGCGCTCACATCGAGGCTTGCGCGACCGGCTCGCAACCCTATGCGGGAGGCCGCTCCGCGCCGCCGCTTCGCCCATCCGGCTTATCCTGGGTGGGCGGAGACCTTCGAGAAAGGGAAGGACGATCAGCACCCGTCCTAGATGCCGTCTTGCCGGCTCGCCCAAAGCCAAGCCGTGGAAACAGGAAGACCCGCCACGTATTAAGCGAGCGTAAGTGCCGAAGTGAAAAACCGCACACCCCGACCGACCCGAAAGCGGTCTGTCCTTTTTGCAGATGCGAAATTCACCGAAGTCCAGGCTTGGGCTTCGTGTCCCCGCTCCCCCTCCCTCCCCGAAAGCGACACCCACTGACTACCTCGATAGAACGCAAGTAGGTGGAGGCGAGGCGGGATGCGGAGAAAAACGAAAATGAAACGAACGATTTGAAAACATCAACTTGAAAACAATATCACGAGAAAACAGGCTCCCCCGCTCCAATCCCAATTAGCACGGGAAACAGAAAGAACCCGGAGCAGAAAGTTTTGAAAACAAATATAGCACGATGGATAATTCCGTATGTATATTTACTGATAGCGATTGAACCTCAAGCAGAAAGGAGAACGCAATGAAATCGCTCAACCGCTTCACTTGCATCGGGAACATCGGCACGCTCGGCGAGCTGAAATACGTCGGCGAGCAGAAGGTCATCGAATTTTCCGTGGCCTTGAACCGAAAGGAAAAGAACGGCGAGGCCACCGAATGGGTGTCTTGCGTCGCGTGGAACAAGATCGCGGAGAACGCATCCAATTACCTCGGCAAAGGCGACGGCGTGTACGTCGAAGGCGAACTGCGCACCCGCACCTGGGAGAAGGACGGGCAGAAGCACTTCAAGACCGAGATCCTCGTGCGCGACCTTTCCTTCCTCTCGAAGGCGAACCGCGACGGCAACCGATCCTCCTCCACCGCTCCGGCTCCCGCTCCTTCGCCGGCTCCGCGAAAGACCGCTTCCGCGATGCCCTCCCGCGCCGACGATGTTTTCCACGAAGACGACCTCCCGTTCTAAAGGGGGCGAGCGATGCGAAGCAAGTCCCACGTCTATCAGCTTTGGAACAAGGGCGAAGTCGAGACCGCGTGCCGCCTGTACGCGGACGGACGCACCTTCGCGCAAATCGCCGAACACGTCGGCTCCGGCCGAACCGCGAAAGGCGTCGCGTGCAAGATGGCGGAAATCTACCGCGACGGCAAGGGCTCGCCCGAATTTCGCGAGCTCTACCATTCTCGCCTGAAGCACCTCCCGCTCGTTCGCAGATCCGCCTTCCGCAGATTGCGCAACGCGCTCCGCGCTTTGATTGGACGATAATCGTCCAAAAACTAACTAGGTATGCACTAACTTGCCGTAAGGAGGCAGAAAATGGAAACCGAAAACACCGCCGCCGAAATCGAAACCGCGGCCCTTGATCGTCCCGAAGCGGAACCGACGCCGGAGACCGGCCGCGCCGATTTCACGGAGGAGGAAAAGACCGCGCTCGCCAGGTACGTCGAGCTGACCGAGATGGCGAAGGCGGAGCGCGACAAGTGCCTCGCACGCCACACGAAGGGGACGCTCTGCGCCTATATCGCACGCCTCCGCGCGGCGAAGAAGGCGAAGTGATTTTGTAGCTACAAAAAGAAAGGAGACCGCAAAATGGCGAAAGGAAAGGAAACCGAAATCAAACTAGTCGACCCGCACGCCGCCCAGATCTATGAAGCACTGACAGCAATCCATAGATACGCTCTGTTCTGCGTTTCATGCTATTCAATGGGAGACCGGGACGGCGCGAAAACGCACGCCATGCACGTTCTGGATTTTGCGTACGTCCTGACCCGCGCGATCCCGGACAGGTTTCCGCCGTCTGAAACGCAAGAGGACGAGACGCCGCCGGATATTGGAAAAGGCGAATTCCCATTCTAGGAGGCTACGTAATGACGAAGTACGATTTGATGCGTGTCTCCAGCGACTTCAAGCGGCTGTGTTGCGATCGGTTCCGCAAGGAGTCGAACGGGCGGCTTAATTGTCTGCACGACTGCCCTCTGCGCAAGGACAAGAAAGCGGTTTTCAAAACTCCAGTCGGGAAACACTATGATATGGCAACCGGGCGCGAAATCGTGAGATACGAGTACGATGAACAGGCTATCTTCCATTGCGTATTCGACGATGGGGACAAGGCCGTTTTGGCCATCGCGGAGGAGGAGGAGAAATGACCAACTGGGAAAAGTGGAAAGAAATACTTGCGGCGGAAGATTTTGCAAGTCTATTGGGCGCATATTGCGGCGAGATGCCGATGGGGGCCGCCTGTCCTTATTGCCCTATCAAAGACTTCTGCAATCATACGCTCTATGATGATGAGTGTAAGGAAGCCGTGTTGAAGTGGGCGAACGCCCCCGGCGAAGGAGGAGAAATGATCAAGCGCGAAACGAAAATGGAGATTTGCTTTGCGAACCTCGGCCATCACGTCGACAAACCGCTCCAGCATCTTCTTGATGACGTAAACCGCATTACAGAAAAACACTACTTGAGCGGCATGGAGTGGGAAGAGGCGCGCCCCAAATTGCTAACAAAAGACCCGTTTCACTCCGATTGGATAATTCCGGAGCTACTCCCGAACTGGAAAAATCACGGCTCGAACGCCTACTTAACCTCGCTAGAAGCCGCGTTCCTTAACGCCTCGGGTTGCGTGCACCATATTCTCCAGTCTGTAAGTGACTTTGATGCCGCGACGCCGGAGGATTTTCGTCGCGAAATCTGCAAGGCGCTCCGCCTGATTGACGGAGTGGAAAAAGACGCAGAGACGCGCTGGGAGCGAATGGTCGAAGCTCGCGCGGTCTACAAAATGCAACACCCCGACCAGGAGGCCACGAAATGACCATGTTCTATTTCCTCATTGGAGCTTTGTTGTCCTGGGCTTTGGGGATGACGATATGGGCTTTGAAACCGCTTCTGGACTCGTGGAAACTTGACCATCTCAACAAAAGGAGGACACCAGATGACCAAGCGTGAAATCTGCGAACGTCTGCTAATTCTCTACGCCGATGTGAACAGCATCCAAACTCAAATCGGCGTTTGGAACGAACCGCTTGACGATGCCGAGCGCGATATTCGCAAGGCCATCCTCGACCTCGTCGAGTCCGTGGAGGAGAAGGATAGCGACCATTTTGCCGACGCCGGCAAAATGATGGAAAAGGCGCGCGAGGAGTATAGGCGCGAGGCGACCTTGAAGGCCTTGAACCTTGAGGCGGCACCGAAAGCTGAGGAGGCGCACCCAGGCATCATCGTCGACCCGAGCGGAAAGAACCCGCCGCGCTGTCTCAAGTGCGGCCGCGACGCGGAGGTCGTTCACTATATGGGCGACGAGTGGGTGCTTTGCCCGAAGTGCGGGTGCGCGTACAGGATCAAAAGTGGGAAGGATGAAAAATGAACTTTGACGAAATGGCCGAGAAGGTTCTCGCCGCGTTTCCGTTCGACAAGCTGGCCGGAGCGGAGGGAAACGAGCGCGAACTGCGTGCGGCCGCGCGAGCCGCCATCGACGAGGCCGTCGCGAACGTCCGTGTGGACGGGCCGTGGAGCGACGGGCGGGCGGGCGGTTTCGAGGCACGCGTCCGGCGTGGCCGTCGGCCCGACTGCGCCTATGTCGGCGGCACCGCGTTTTGGGAGGACTTGCTGACCCTCGACCTCTGGTATGCGAAGGAGCTACACCGCGTGCATATTGCGGGCATCGAACCTCGCGAGAAGGATTTGCAATTATGAAAAAAGACTATCTTCCCAACCTCACGCCGGCGGAAAAAGAACGGATGGCGCGAATTGAGAAAATGCAACGCCGCCTCGACTTCGAGCGGCGGAGGGACGCGCGCGCCAGGTACGAGCGAATGCGCGTCCTTGATCGCGGCGAGTACTTCGGCGGGTGAAATTCCTTGCGAATTATGTATATTAGAAAATAGAGGCGTGTATGGAACTCGACGAAACCGAACAGCTCGACCGCGACGAAAACGACGAGCGGATGTTTTACGCGGAGAACGTCAAGCCGACGTTCGAGGAGGTTCGCGCCGCCTTCATCGAGGCGTTCGGCGTTCATTCCCGCGCGTGGCGGACGCTCGGTTTCGGTTCCCCCAATCATTACAAGCACTACCTCACCGCGAAGGGGTGGTGGCACAAACTCTCGCTCAAGGAAAACCCCGACATCAAGGCGGAGGTGAGCGAGCGATATGCGCGCATCGCGATTCCCGCGCTCGTCAAACAGGCCTTGAACGGCTCCTTCCAGGCGACGCGAATGATACTCGTCGACCAATGCAAGGATTGGGGATGGGGCGCGGCCGACATAGAAACCGCCGCCGCGGGGGCCGGCAAGACCATCGCGGAGCTTTTCGGCGAGGCGGAGGAAACGCAGAAAGCGGAGGACGCCGACAAATGATTTTCGTCAACGGCAATGCGTACTCGAAAGAGTGGATCGAGCGGTGCATCGACTTCGAACGGAACCGCTCGCCTTTCCTCGACGATGAGGTTTTGGAAAAAATTGTATTTACCAACCTTGCCAACGACCCCGAATACTACGCGGAGGACGACGAGGACGAGGAGGTGATCGTGGAGGAAATCACGGAGCTTCCGCTCGATTTCTCCGCGCTGACCTTCGGCGACCAGGAGGACGGCGAAGATGGAGATTAGACCGCACAACCCGAAACTCCTCCTCCTGGACAGCAACGGCAACCCCGTGCCGTTCGCGCACATCCTTTTTTACGAGGAAGGCACGGACGTTCCGGCCTCCGTTTTCGTCGAGGAAACGAGCGCGGAGACCACCTTCGTCATCGCTGACGATTCCGGCTTTTTCCCCTCCGTGATCTTGCATCCGCGGAAGTACACCCTCCGCTCCTTCGTGCCGATGGAAGGCGTGGAAAACCCGTCCTTCCCAGACGATTTCGTCGCCTATGAGACGTGGAACCTCGACGGCGGGGACGCGCCGAAAGAAGGGGTTGCGGAGGTCGCCTTCGTTTCCTCGCTCGCCGATCTCCGCGACGTGGACACGGCGGAATATTCCGCGGCGGACGTGAACGGCGTGCGCTATGCGCTCTTTGACAACCTGGGCGGCTTTCCTGACGATGGCGGATTCGCCATCCTCCCGAACGACGGGAGCGGCAAGATTTGGATCGCCGTCCTCGAATGCGGTCTCCTTCCCGTCACCCTTTTCGGTGCGGACACTTCAGGGCAGACCTCCTCCTCGTCCGCTATTGCGTCCGCGTTCGCGTGCGTCAGCTACTATGCGCAGACCCCGCGCTCGCCCGTGCCGATGCCCACGGCGGTCTATTTCCCCTATGGGAA